ACGAGTTCCGCACTTTTATTTGGTATAACGGGAAGCCACAAGCCATGAGGGGCTACAATGACGACTTGGTAATGGCTCTTGCGATTTGTTGTTGGGTTAGGGACACCGCCCTCCAATCAAATGCCCGAGATCTTAACTACCAAAAAGCATTTGTAGATGCCATCATGACTTCGAGAACAACCTTGAATACACAGATAAAAGGACAAATTGGCTACACAGGCGAAGATACAACTAGTAAAATGAACGAAGCAAAAAATCTATATTCCCAATATATGTGGATAATTAAGTGAGAAAATAAATGGCACCAAGAAACCCCAAACAAGGACAGAACCCGGCGAATAGAGATTCACAATTATTCCGTTCTCTAACCCGCTTGTTCTCTGGCCCAATCATCAGCTATCGCTCAGAGTCTGGTCGCAAGATTCGTAGACAGCACCTTGACAAGTATTCTACAAGATTCAAGTCAGCATCAGGACAACAGTTCAAGAAGCAGTCCTATAACCCGCTTGATACAATTGCTGCAAACGCTATTGCAAACCAGCGGCGTTCAGAGCGCTACATTGACTTCGATCAGATGGAATACATGCCAGAGTTGGCTTCTGCTCTTGACATCTACGCAGACGAGATGACGACATTTTCTGCTCTCTCGCCAATGCTAAATGTAAAGTGCCGTAACGATGAAATCAAAGCAGTTCTCAACATTCTTTACCACAATGTTATGAACGTCGAGCACAACCTTTTTGGTTGGTGCCGCACCATGTGCAAGTATGGCGACTTCATTCTCTATCTCGACATTGACGATGAAATTGGTGTTAAGTCTTCTATTGCCCTCCCTCTACAAGAGGTCGAGAGATTAGAAGGACTTGATGCAACAAACCCTAATTACATCCAGTACCAGTGGAACTCAGCAGGCATGACCTTCGAGAACTGGCAGATTGCTCACTTCCGCATCCTTGGTAATGATAAGTACTCTCCATACGGCACCTCTGTGCTAGAGCCTGCTCGTCGTATCTGGCGTCAGCTAACCCTTATGGAAGATGCAATGATGGCCTACCGCATTGTTCGTTCTTCCGAGCGCAAGGTCTTCAAGATTGATGTTGGTGCCATCCCTCCGCAAGAGGTTGAGCAGTACATGCAGAAGATCGTGACCCAATTGAAGAGACACACTATTGTTGACAAGGACACAGGTCGCATTGACCTCCGCTATAACCCGCTCTCTATCGAAGAGGACTACTACATTCCAATTCGTGCTGGTTCTGTGACTGACATTCAATCACTTGCTGGTGGTCAGAACACAACACAAATTGACGACATCAAGTATCTCCGCGATAAGTTGTTCTCTGCTATTAAGATTCCGCAGGCTTACCTAACGATGGGTGACGGCGCTCAGGAAGATAAGACTACACTAGCGACCAAGGACATTCGTTTTGCTCGCACCATTCAGCGTCTTCAGCGCTCTGTTATCCACGAATTAGAGAAGGTTGGAATTATCCACCTTTACACTCTTGGCTACAGAGGCGAAGACCTTCTAAACTTCAAGCTCGCTCTCAACAACCCAAGTAAGATTGCAGAGTTACAGGAACTAGAGCATTGGAAGACCAAGTTTGATATTGCTGCCGCAGCAACTGAGGGTTACTTCTCACGTCGCTGGGTTGCAGACAATATCTTTGGTATGTCACACGAAGAGTTCCTACGCAACCAGCGCGAGATGTTCTACGACCGTAAGCATGACACAGCACTTGAGGGTGTTGCCGAAGCTGCCGCAGGAGGCGGTGAAGGCGGCGGTGGTGGTGGTGGTCTCGACCTTGGTGGAGGTGACGATGGCGGCGGCTTAGACCTTGGCGGTGGCGATGAGGGTGGCGGTCTCGATCTAGGTGGTGACGAAGGCGGTGGTGAAGAAGCAGGCGGCGGTGAAGATTCCGCCCTACTAGCAGCACCTCCCGGTTCTCGTAATTCGCCACGCCTTGCCAAGTCTCTCGGTAAGCGTGCAAGAACAGGCGACAAGTATGTCACTAAAGGCTCCAAGGGCAAAGCCTACCAAAAGGTAGCTGTTGATAAGCGACCCGCTGGTGCCAGAACAAGAAACTACAGCAGTGTTCCAACACCAGAGATGAACACTTATAGAACTAACAACCTAGGCGCTCCAGAGCTTAGATCTCTCGCAAGAGGTATTTATGAGGAACAAGACCCTATTTACCTAAGAGAACAAGAAGAAGAGGAAGCTCTTCTCGAAGTAAACAACTCTGTTAAGTTCTTGCTCGAATCACTGGAGACCAAAGTTACGGAGAATAATGATGAAGAATAAGCACAACAAAAAGAGAAACACGGCTTTTGTGTTCGAGGCTCTCGCCCGCGAAGCAACAGTTGCTATCATCAAGGGCGATAACGAACGGAAGGCCAAGGTTGTCTCAATTGTTCGTAAGCACTTCACAGGCGACTCATTGCTCAAAAGAGACCTAGAATGCTATCGCTCTCTCTATGAAAATCAGAACCTAGATGAAACCACTAGTAAAAAAATTGTAGAGGCTGTGATGGCTGCTAAGCGCCTTATTGACCCCGATGGGCTGTTCAAGCAGCAGACCGAAGTCATCAATGACATCAACAAGGAATTGAGCCCTGCAATCTTCAACAACTTTGTTCCAAACTACAAGTCTCTCGCAACTATCGCAAAGATGTTCAACACGAACTCACCTAAGCAGGCTGTGATGTTGGAGTCAAAGATCGTCAATGGAATGACTGGTATTATTGAAGAGCAGGCAATGCAGCCTATCGATGCGATCACATTTACCACATTTACCAAGAAGTTCAACGAGAAGTACGGCTCCTCTTTGCTCCGAGAGCAGAAGGAACTTCTAAACCACTACATCTCATCATTCTCTACTGATGATTTGGAAACAAAGATCTACCTCAATCGCGAACTCACAAGATTGAAGGAATCCCTTGAGAAAGCAAGAGAAGTTGAAGAGGTTGCTGCTGATCAAGAAATGATTAAGAAAACAGAGCTTGTCAAGGAACGTCTTGCAGCTTTATCAAACGAAACTAACTTGACAGAAGCAACTCTCTTCACAATTTTGAAGACTCAAGAACTCGTAAAGGAAATCTACGACGATGGCAGTAACAGTTAGAATTATCCCAGTACCAGAACCTGTCAAGGTTACAATCAAGCCCAAAACCCCTCCTCCTACCGTAACTTTAGAGCTTGATATTCGTAAGTCCCTCAGTGGCGATCTTATGATCTTTGACCATGGCGACATCGATATCGTTCTGTCTGGAAAGGACAAGAAAGTTATTGCGTTCCCTAAGCAAACTCAAACTGACTTTACCTATGGCGCACAGAACCGCCTATTCAGCCATCTTGCTAGAAAGGGCATCGTCATTCCTGAGTCTATTCAAGGTGGTGCTTTCTACGGTGCGATGGAGGCAAGTCTACAAGAAGCAGCAGATGGCAAGTTAAATGCGGCCAAGTTTGCACTTGTAAGCATTGAAAAGTTTATTAAAGAAGAGAAGCCTTATTACGATAATGTCGAGGCAATCGTTGGTGGTGTCGAAGATGAGTACACTGATCCAGATAAGACTGATTCAACAGAGCTTGGTGAAGTTCCACAGCGTGATGAGCAGGGCTCTATCCGCAAGGGCTACATTCGAGATCCCTACACCTTCTCTTACATGTACACAATCTAGGAAAGCAGATGGAACTCTTATTATTCGTCCTCATTGCCTATGGGCTAACACAAATTTTAGTCTATAGCGACATGCCCATACTAAAAAAACTACGCCCTCAGAAGGAATCCTATAGGGGCTACGGCAAGGTTTTTCACTGCCCTATGTGCATGGGATTTCATGTCGGCTGGTTTTTAGTTCTGCTTTCTCCTTGGACGGAACTATTTACGTTTGACACAACAATCGTCAATGCTTTCTTACTTAGTTGCCTCTCGTCCGCAACGTCCTATGTTCTAAACATGGTGTTCTCGGATGACGGAATCATGATAAGATACAGCTACACAAAAGATAATTTTTTCACAGAGGAATAAAAAATGAAAATTACAAAGAATAGACTAAAGCAAATCATTAAAGAGGAGCTAGAGGCGGCTGTAAATGAGGCTGACTCTGGTCGTAAGGCTGGAATCACAACCCCTTACCAGATTCTAAAACTTACAAAAGATAATTTCAAATTTCAGAAGAAACCCACCGATGGTCAGCAAAGACTAAAGGTTCTTCAGGACATGGATAACCCAAACACAGCGACTGTGTTTGATCTAGAAGGCGACGTAGTTGGAACATTAGATCTACAATCAGATCCTTACTGGCTTCGTAGCGTTGTAACCCATGACCCTGAACTTGTAGATTACACATTAAAAAACAGGCGATAAAACCATGAACAACTTTCTACTATCTAAATGGGGACTACAACCAGTCCGTCGTTGCTGTAAAGGCTCCTAACTCGTGCGGGTAACGCCCGCATAAGGAATACAAATGAAACTCACCAGAACAAAACTAAAACAATTGATCAAAGAAGAGATCGACAGGGCTGCCGAGATTAAGGCGGAAAGAATTGTTAACTTCATCAAAGACCACGGCGACACTCATGCAGAACTTGTACACCAAGATGATGGCTCTATGAAAATTAAGGTTGTAACGAAAGTATATGACACCAACACTCGCAAGATGAGTTCAGAAGTTAATTATATTGAGCCTACTATGCGAGCAGCAAGAAGAATATTGGAATACTGAAATGAAACTACTAAGAGAATACTACGAACTATGTGAAGGCGGCGTTTGCCAAGACCTTCTTACCGAAGATGAGAGGCGCTTTGTTTCTAACGGCGGTATGATGCTCACAGGTAAGCTGCAAGAAGCCGACGTACAAAACGGCAATGGCCGTGTTTACCCTTACAAGGTCTTAGCACGAGAAGTCAAGAACTACGAAAAGCTTGTAAAAGAAAATAGAGCGCTTGGTGAATTAGACCACCCAGACGATTCTGTTATCAACCTAAAGAATGCTTCACATATGGTTACTGCCATCTGGATGGAAGACAAGCAAGTTATGGGCAAGGTCAAGGTTCTTAACACCCCATCAGGTCAGGTTCTCAAGTCTCTTGTAGAGTCAGGCGTTAAGCTTGGTATCTCTTCGCGCGGTATGGGCTCTGTGTCCGAAGCCGCTGGTAATGTGGTTGTCCAAGAGGACTTCCAGCTAATCTGCTTTGACTTTGTGTCAGAGCCATCAACCCCTAACGCCTTCATGATGAAAGAAAGCAAAGAATTTACCAATAAGGTATTTACAAAAGCCGACCGAATCAATAGGCTACTAAATGAGGTACTAGAAAATGGATAAGAAAGAAGCACAGCTAATAGTCCAGAACATCGATAAAGTTCTAGGAAAGTCAATTCAAAAAGAAGAACTAGAAGAAGCCCAGCTTAATGAAATACAGATTCCCAGTTTAGGCGCTTTTCTCAGAGGGCACAGAATCATCAACGAGTACATGCTTCTTGCAATGACTGTGTTTCCAAAAGGAACTTTCGCCCATAAAGCAGTTGCTTTATTCCAAAAGCCATTGGGTGCGTTTGTTGATGCCATGGATGAATTCTGGTCAGAACACAAAGTGCTTTTTGGACTTCTTTTTGGTACAATGTTAGCGATGGATATCTTTGGTACTAGTGCAGTAGTGGCTAAAGAAAAGTTTTTACAGATTTTGCGTAAAAAGATTGCCGAGAAGTACAAACTTGAAGATGCCGGTACCAAAAAGCCAACTGATGCTGCCGCCTTACCAGATCCAGATGTGATCGATGCTGAATTCACTGAAAAGCCAGCCCCCACTCAATCAAAAACCGACACTAGTAAGATGTTTAAGAGCTTAAGAAAAGAGGAGATCAACAGAATGAAGGATCTCGCTGGTATTAAGAAGGTATTATGAACAAAGCACAACTAAAAAAATTAATCAAGCCAGTCGTCAAAGAATGCATCCAAGAGGTACTCATAGAAGAGGGGCTTCTCACAGAGGTTGTGGCGCAGGTTGCTTCAGGTATGACACGTCAACCAATTGTCGAGAACAAGAAATCAAAAGACAACCTATTTAATGAAGACTTGCAAATGAAGCGCAAGACCCAAGAGGTTAATCAGAAGCTACAAGAGCATCGCAAGAAGTTGCTAGATTCGATTGGTCAAGATGCATACAATGGTGTAGACTTGTTTGAGGGCACAGAGCCCATGAAGCAAGGAGTCGCACCCGGTACAACTCATAAACCAAACGTATTAGGTGATGACCCCTCAGATGCAGGCGTAGACATTTCTTCCATCATGGGTCAAGCAAGCAAAGTTTGGCAAGCACTCAAATAGGAATACAAATGAGCAGACGTAAAGGCGCTAACGTAGTTGTAAATGCGCGCGAGTGTCGTGGTAACCACGAAAAGATGATCCGCAAGTTCATCAAGAAATGCAAGAAAGCAAAAATCATGGAGCAAATCAGAGACAGAAGGTATTTCAAGAAAGCCTCTGATGTCAAGCGCCATGCGAAACAAGCAGCTATACGCAGACAGAAGCGTGATGTTGCTAAGCAAAAGGCCAAAGAAGCACGCCGCGAAAGAAATAGTTGAGACTATTTATTCTGACTATGTAGATTTCGGAGGTTTCTTATGTCTAACTTTATAAAGTCCTACCAAGCGAACGTAGGGCTAAATCACACTCCTGCCTATCAGGTCTCAGGACAACCCTTTGCTGAAGCTGGTGTTGACGCTTCAAGTGCAGCATCTGTTAATTTCCCATACGTCACGAGATGGTTTCAAGTAACCAATAAAGGCACTACTGCTTTAAAGGTTGGGTTCTCTTCTCTTGGCGTGAGTGGGACTAACTACTTTACTGTTGATGCTTCTGGTTCTGCTGGCTATGGAGTCTCTCAAGTCCTTGAATTAAAGGTATCTGAATTGTGGCTCTTAGGAAGCGACAGTGTTGATGTCGTTGCTGGTCTTACTTCCATCCCAGCTTCTCGTACCACAACTGCCGATGGCACAAGCTGGTCAGGCTCATCTGGGGTGGGTTGATAGATGGCTCAGTTTGGATGGGCATACGTCAACTGTGGAGATGTAACTGGTAGTGGCGGCGGAGGACAAGC